TAACAGGTGGAACACCGCCACAAACAACAAATGATATTATGAATAATTTGTTAAGAGGCGCAACAAATAATTAAAAAGGAGAATAATAAAATGCCAGAACCAGCAATAACAAAAACCGATGTAGGTGCATTAATAGATGAGCAAGTAGTAAATGAAATTTTTGCAGGAGCTCAAAAAGAGTCAAAAGTATTAAGTTTATTCAGAAGATTACCAAATATGACTTCTGACAAAACAAAATTAAGAGTAAGTGATGCATTACCAATTGCATACTTTGTAGATGAAGCAACAAATAACGGAAGAAAAGATTTAACAAAATCAGCTTGGAAAAACGTATATTTAACAGCAGAGGAATTAGCTGTAATAGTTCCAATTAAAGAAAACTTATTAAATGATGCAAGTGTAGATGTATGGGGAGAAATTAGACCTCAATTAGTAACAGCTATTGCAAAAGCAATTGATGCTGCTGTATTTAGAGGAGAAGGAGCTCCAACATCTTGGGGAGCAGGAATTATACCAACTATTATTTCAAAAGGAAAATCAGTTACAGAAACAAATCATGGACTATATTCAGACATCAATGATGTAATGACAGCAGTTGAAGAAAGTGGTTATGATGTAACAGCAATTCTAGGTGGAGTTGGATTAAAAGGAAAATTCCGTATGATGACCGATACAACAGGTCAACCTTTAAACACAACTGAAATTGGTTCAGTAAGAAGAGAGTTCCTTGATAATGGAGCTTGGGACAAAGATGTAGCAACCTTAATAGCAGGAGACTTTACACAAGCAGTTTATGCTATAAGACAAGATGTTACATATAAAGTATTAGACCAAGCAGTAATTCAAGACCCTTACACTGGAGAAATTATATACAACTTACCACAAGAAGATATGGTTGCTTTAAGAGTAACATTTAGAATGGGTTATGCTATACCAAATCCAGTAAACACATTAGACTCAACAAGTGCAAGATATCCATTTGCCGCATTAATACCAGCAGTAGTACCAAGTCTATAATAAAATAGGAGGCAATTCAAAATGACCTTTGACAACCAATATTTAACTTATAGTGAATATCAAGAGTTAGGAGGCACGTTAGAAGAATTGCCTTTTAACAAATTAGAATATGAATGTAGAAAAATAATAGACGAAAAGACACTTAATAGATTAATAAATGTGGACATAATACCACAAGAAGTAAAGTTGTGCGAGTTTAAAATGATAGATTGTGTTAATAGTTTTAAATCGACCATATCTAAAACAGAAAAAGGCGTAAATAGTGAAACCATTGATGGCTATTCAGTATCATATGGTAGCACAAAAGAAATAATAAATTCTAAATCAAGTGAATTAGATGATATTATAACAACTTCACTGTTTGGTGTAATAGTTAATAATGAGCATTTGATTTATTTAGGAGTATAATAATGATAACTAACACGGAAGTCACAGTCTATCACAAAACATTTAATTCAACCACAAGACTAGAAGAATGGGTAAAATATAATTATAAACATTGTTGGTGGTTTGATACTAAAGGCACCAATGTGAATTTGGGTTATGAAACATCAAACACAGTAGATATTAGAATACCTTATGATATCAATCCTTCCTTAGATATAGATAACTTCAGCATTGGCGATATGATTTGTAAAGGAAGAATAGATGCTGATGCTGAGGCTATTCTTAATCAAGAAAAGTTAGATGTAAATCTTCAAAAGACTTATGTTACTGACGAAACATTACACGTAGGAAATAGAAGTTCTTTAAAAGGAATAGTAGAGCATTTTAATATCACATCAATCAATGATAATACATTTGGAAGTCAACCTCATATACATTTAGGAGGCAGATAATGGCACTAAATCCAATCAGTACAATTAAAGCAGATTTAGGAATAGAACCAAATGGTAGAGTACAAAAGTTTTTTACTAATACTTGTTACAGATATATGGACAAATACGTACCCAAAGGCGAAACAGGAGCATTAAGAGGCACGGTAAGTATAACTAGTAATAGCATAACTTATGAGCAACCTTATGCACACGCACAGTATGTAGGATTTACAACAGGACCTGTAAGAAACTATACAACACCAGGAACTGGACCTTATTGGGACAAAAGAATGGTAAGTGCTGAAATGCCTCAAGTAGTATATGAAGTTCAAGAATATATAAGGAGACAACATGGCTAATATTAACAAAGAAGTAGTAGTGGTAAATGACCTTAGAATTGCCAAATTAAGACAGTTTCTAATGACGATAATAGATAATATATTAACTGACACAAAATACCAAATAAACGCAAATATGCTATCAGGAGACGCAAATAATTATTCATTAGATAAAATACCAACAGCTAGTGTTGTTGAAAGATGGGTTGATGGCAATACACTTTACAGAGATGTCTATTCATTTAGAAGTAGAAACAATTATGCACAAGACGCACTGATAAATCTATTAAACGTTGGCTTTTTTGAAATATTTGAGCAAAAGATAGAAGAAAATAATAAAGAAAAAACATTACCAGAAATAACTGGTATACAGAGCATAGAATGTTTGAATTGCGGTAGTATGGTAAATGCTTCAACCAATTCAGCAGAATTTGATATACAAATACAAATAACATATAGGGGGCAATATGACGGAAATAGTAGCGAAAACAGCCTTTAATCTAAATAACAAATATTATTTTCCAGGAGATAAAGTAAAGGCTAATTTTGAACAAATAATTAAACTGAATGAAAAAGGCTATATTGAGCCTCTAACAGCAAAGCAATTAATGGAACTAAAAGAAAAGAAGGAGGAATAAAATGCCAGAAATCACAAAAATAAACAGAGATGAAATTGCGACATTCCTAGATACAAGTGATACCGCAACACCAAGTTATAAATTACTAGGTACAGGTATTACCACTCTAGCAATAGCATACAATCCACAAATAACAACAGAAAAATGGATTATTCACAGAAACGCAACAAGTACGCTAGATAGTAATCAAAAGCAAAGTGATGTGTCACAAAAGATGTATAAAGGAGACCCTTGCTTTGAGTTTGCTAATGCAAAAAGAGATAAAACCGGAAGTGAAGTTGCTGTAAAAATTTTAGACGTAGATACTTGGGATGAAACAACTGGAACTTATAGAGCAAAATTAAGCGATGGAATGTTAGCAATAACAAGCTATGGTGGAGAAGATGCTGTAATAGAATACACATTATATTATAATGGAGACCCAACAGAAGGTACTTGCACTATAACAGGTGGGGAACCTACATTCGTCCCATTAATATCAGGCTAATTAATAATTAATCTATAGGGCGGAGTATATCTGCCCTTATATTTTTATAAGGAGAGGATTTATGGAAAACTTGCATATAGAAGCTGTTGATAATAATATTTTACGATTTCCAATAACTAAAAATGGAAAAGAAACAGGTGATTATCTTGAATTTGATATGGAAGATATTGAATTGCCTTTTAGAATTGATGAGAGCTATAAATTACATAATGAAAACCTTGCTGACATAAAGAGAAGATTAATAGTAATAAATAATAAAGAAGATACTAAAGGCAAAGGACTATTAACTAAAAACCAAGAGGAAGAGGCAAAAGCAATAAATGATTTCTACAAAAAAGAAGAGAAAGCTTTGGATTTGTTTTTAGGAGAAGGAGCTACTAAAAAACTGCTACAAGGAAGAAAACCTTATTTCACTATGTTTGAAGATATATCTGAAAGAATAGCGCCAATACTACCGCAACTAAAACTAGAAGCTAATAGTGTAATGGACAGAATAAAAGCAAAATATTCACAAAAAGAGGACGACGTACTTGAATAACCCAGAATATGCAAAAGTTGGAGATAAACTTTATAAGATTAATACTGATTTTAAAATAGCTTTAAGATGTAATGAAGTATATAATTCTAATGTAAGTGAAAAAGAGAAAATTTTAGCTATCATATACTTACTATTTGGAGATGAAGGGCTCAATAATCCAAAAGATTGGGAAGAGTTATTAAAAAAAGGTACAAAATTTCTATTGTGCGGTAATGAAAAGACTAAAGATAACAAACAACCATCGATGGATTTTAAACAAGATGAAGGCTATATCAAAGCCTCATTTTTTACAGATTATGGAAT